CATCGTCAAAGGCTTTTCCGGCATTTTCTATTTCAGCTTTCATATCGGTTGCTCTTGAAACTAATGCTTTATAATGAGCAGCCGTATCTTTGACTTTATTCGATACATTTTCTTGACTTTTACCGACTTCATTAATTGCTGCAATAGTATCTTTAACCACATTCGTTACACGTGTTTTAACGATATTGCCTGTCTCCAAAGCACCGGATTTGAGAGAATCCCATGCACCAGAGAAGTCACCTTTCATAACAGCAGAAACGACTTTAACGGCTGTACCTATAATATTCTTAATAATGTCAAAGCCAATCATAAAGTAATTTGAGATGTAAGACCACATAATTTTAGCACCAGCCACAATACCATCCCAAACCAAATTCACTACTTTTCTAAAACCTTCAAATTTTTGATATGCCATAAAAACAGCAACACCAACTGCAATAATCCCCGCTATGATTAAACCTATTGGATTAGCTAACATAGCGGCTGTTGTTGCCCATATTGATGCCGCTAATGCACCAAAATTAATTGAAGATATTCCAATTACAACAGCAAGAGCAACAAAGCCCGCCATAATTCCACTGATAACCGGGGCTAATGGTTTAATATATTCAAATATGCTTTTAATGATTTTCGATAAATATAATAAAGCCGGCACTAATGTAGAATTTAGCAAGTCCAAAAACGGTTTAAAGAGTTGGAAAACATTAAGAGCTATTCCACCAATAACACTGCTCATAGTCACTTTTAATCTATTTATTGCAGTTGTTGGACTGTCTGAAAATGTATCAAATGATTCTCTAAGAAAAACCATTGCAGCCTTACTTTTTTCTGCGGGGTCTTTTATACCTTTAATGGCGTCATTTAGTGCTGGAAATTTCATTGTGAGACGTCCTAACCCTGCGGCACCTTCTTCACCTCCCTTTGTAAAGGCTTTAATAACGTCGGTTGTTGATATATCACCCCGTGTAAGGGCTTCTATTCCAACAGCTAATTCAGTAACTCGTTTATTCTGTTCACCAAATACACCACCCAAGAGAGCGGCGTCTTTCTGAACTTCTCTCACGGCTCCAGCTGATACACCAAACCTCTGACTAAGATAAGTTGTTGATTCGGCTGCTTTTTTCATTTCACCGTCTAACTCATTCATTCCTACTCCGGCTTGTTTAAAAGCAATTTTCATATCTTGTAATCTATTTTCGGCTGTTAGACCTTGTGATACGATGTCCCCTAAACTGGAAAACATACCCGTAACACCACCCGCCAACATCCCACCACCAAACACACCTAAAACAGTTGAACCAATTCCTGAAAATTTAGACATAATGCTTTTAGCATCCAAAGCCTTGTCCACTTGGCTCATTGCATTTTCTAAATTCTTTGTCTCGCTTGCTGTTTTTCTAATCTGCCCTAAGAGTTCATTATAAGCCGCACTCCCTTGTTTGCCCGAAGAGATTAAGCTGGCTAATGCGTTCTTTTGTTCGTTAAATGATGTTCTGGCAGCAGAGGATAATTCTGTAAAAGATTTAGCCATGCCTGTAATTTGTGTCTTATCTACACTCCCACCAAGTCCTGTTTTGATAGACGTTGTTAATTTGTCTAAATCTCGGAGAGCTTGATTTATATCTAATCCAATTTGAAATGCTAAATCATTCATTATTTTCTTCCGTCTCTGTTAATTCAAGTGTTGGGTCGTTATATTCATAAGCGTAGAGTAATGTTAAATCTTCCCATAATTCAACAATATCTAAATTCTCATAAAGTTCTTTTGCTTTAAGAATATTTCCAGCTAACTTTAAGCAATGTAAGAGGTCGCTTCTTTTAGCCGTCATTTCAATTAATTGCATACCCGATATACGCTCACGTCCATATAATTTTACGTCTTTTTTAGAAAGGATTTTTGAATCGTCAGCCATATTATCATATAATTCCTGATTCCTAATCCCTACTATTAAATCTTCTTTACTTTTTAAGCAACTGACAAAACCCAATAACCTCACTTTGAATTGAGATTATATCCTGATTTTGCCAAAATTCACTTTCCGGAGAAGTATTAAATGATTTCTGCTCTTCCGCCGTTAAGGCTTTGGATGCTAATTGTTTTGGGTCGAAAATGATTTTAAAGCAATCAATAAAAATCAAATCATTAGATTTTTGAATTTCTGGTGTGAACTTTTTATTCAAATTAGCATACTGGAGCATCTTACCTAAATTCACTTTTCCTGTGGATTGTTCTTCTTTGCTTAATTCTATTTCTCTGTCACCGATAAGAGTGATAGCTTCTAAGTTAATAGGGTCGTCTTGTAAGCCTTGAATCTTATCAATAAATTCATTTTTTGTCTTTGAACTGATAATCGTTTTAACGTTGACATCAAGGTCGTGGTCATCAAAATAAAGTTTCATAATTTTCTTAAATAATTATAAATATGGGCGGTCTAACCCGCCCCTTAATTAAGCACTGGTCGCCCATACACGGGCAGCAACGTCAGCAGCCTGAATAGTCTGCTCGACTGGGCCTGCGAACAAAGCAGCCATGCAAGCTCCCGTGAAACAATCGGCAGCCCAAGTTTGAACCATACCGGAAAGAAATGTAATTTCAAAAGTGGTTTCAGCACTCTTGGAGCTATATTTAATATTTCCAGTGTTACCTGATAATTTGGCACGTCCGAAAGTGAGAGGTACCTTTCCGATAGTACCTCCAACAAAGACAGCACCAAAGGTTTTAGCGTTTGGTAGAGTCGATGAGAATACTTGTTCCTGTCGGTCTTCAAACATTACTTTTTCATCTTCCGATGTATCTGAAGTGCCCATTACTGTCAGGAAATTATCTAAATCTTCATCGTATTGTTTCGTAGTGCAAGTGATTTTTAAATTTCCCTTTGCGGGTGTTCCCTCTAATGAGCTGTCTATAATCCTATCAATAGGAATAGTTAATCCGGCAGCTGCGAAAGATACTCCTGTTTCGGAAAATGTGCCTGTATAAAGCTGTAAAAGATTATTACCTTTTGCCGCTGTTTTACTTAGCATTGTTAATCCTTTCTGTTAATTCTTTTAAAGTATGTGCTTCCCACAATAAGCGTTCAAAGTAATATTCGTCATTTACATATTTCGCATATTTTAGGATATTTCGTTTTAATTTTTCCGCAAAAACTTCTAATGGCTGCTTGTATCCTTCATGTATAATGAGAATAGAAGAAATAAGTATTTCACCTTTAGCCTCAAAGATAGGTCTATCTATCATTTCATGAGCTGCATTAATCCACTTTAAAGAGTTGCGGAATATTCTGCATTGTTTTACTAATGCTACTAATTGGTCTCCGTTATGCGTTTGATGAGCGAAAAAAGAATAATTATAAACATAGCATCCCATTACTTCCGGTGTTTCTGTTTCTAATTGTCTGCTTAATTGTATTAGTTCGGAATGCTGACTATGGCTTAATCTTTCGTCAGCATCCAAACTAAAAATCCACTCGTCATCCGTTAAACTTTTGGCTAAATTTCGGGCTTTTGAGAAATCAAAATCACCTCTATAATTCATTACAGCGTGAGTAAAATCGCCATTTATTGAAGAGGATTCAATATAATATTCGTCTAATTCCTTAACAGAAGACGGTATCCCGTCAACTGATTTCGTTGCACATATTATTGTTTTAAATCCTTTTGGCAGTGATTTAATGCAATCCTCCAAATAATGATAATCTTCCTGACAGTATAGAATTACAAAAGTCATATTATTACATCTACTGATAAATTGTAAATTGATTTTCCTGTTTGGTTTTCAAAAAAACCGTTATTTATTTGAACATAAACATTGTTTTGTTTATAAATCATTGGTTCAATTTCGCTGAGATTCTCGTGAATATCTGAGATTTCGTCAAGTATCCCATCCCTTGCATTGATTATTAAGATTAAATGATGTATGATACGGTCTGTTGAACCGTTTTCAAATTCAGTACCCGGCTCGTGGCTCTGATAAGAACACAAGATTTCATTAGGTTTTATCGTTTCGGTTTTTAGAAATTCCTGATAATCCTTACCTAATCCTATATTTACTTCATATATGGGAAATAACGTCTTAACGATAAATGTTAAAAGTCCATTAAAAGTTTGAAATGTCATTTTATCCTCTCTAATAATAATTGTGAATTTCTTTTAAAATAATCGTTAATTACTTTACTCTCAATTTGCACCCTACTCCCCGATAAAGAAAGTCCTAAAAACATCCAAGATTTTTTTGAATATGATTTTCTGTTTCGGGCTGTCCCGGTTGTGGATGTCAAACCTTCAACTTTTTTTAATTGACTTTCTTTTACGGTGAAGATAAATTTTAATAGAAATTTCGTTCCCACACGATTAAACCCACTGTATTTTACTATCATGTTAGAAAATAGCTGACCTGACAATCTGAGAGGTGTTGCGGTTGTTCCTTTATACTCCGTAGCGGTTTCTCTTAAATGACTTAATGCGTATTTCTTATTATAGCTTCTATTGTAACCTCCGAACTTTCTACCGTAAATGTCAAATCCGGCGTTGGTTCGCTGTCTCATAATATCTAATAAAATCGGCTCTAATCCTTTCCCGAGTTTATTCAAGTTGGAATTAGATAGAAAAGCTAATAAAAACTTTTTCCGAACTATCATTGATATTTGAGATTCTGTCATCTAAGTATTCTCACTGAAGATAACGAAGGAATAGTCTCACCAATCGAAAAATTCTTTGCACCCTGTAAACGTTCTGAATAGAGTTTCTTATAATAATTCATTTTCACCCAATTCATACTACCTTCGGGGGCGTCTGTCTCCAAAAGGAATAGGGCTATTTGTTTCAAAGCTAAAAGCTCTTTAAAGTAATCCAAATTATCATTGATAATCGTGGTTAAGTCAGATTCTTGTAAATTATACAGATTCTGAAGATCGTAAGTCATATCAATTAAACTTTGGGTTTGCTTTACTAAGATTAAATCAGAATCGGTTTTATCCTCAAATAAAGCTGTTTCCTTTGCTCTTATCAGAGCCGCTGTCGTTACTAAACTAATCATCTTTCAATCAAATATAAATTATATTTTAAAGCGGAAACGCTGTCACCAACGTCACCACTTTGCTTTTGAATTCTTACTCTAATTTGTTCAATGCCCGGAATCTTGTTTGTTCCGTATCCTCTCAATAAAATACCTCTTGCATGATCAGAACCGGCAGCGGTGATTTTTAATGAGTCAGTTACCAGAGTTACCCATTTAGTACCAACTAAACAATCTACATAAATATCTGTTCTCATTGAATCACAGCCAGTCACCATATAAGCTAATTCCACGTTAGTATATGCTAACAATGAAACTGTCGAGGTTGTATCGGTTCCGGTGTCTGAAATAGTGAATGTTTTATTGGATTGCAATATTCGCGTATAACCGGCGGCAATTAAAATACCGGCTGTTAATATACCTAAGACTACGATTAATTTCTTCATGGCTCTCCTTATTTGGTTACAAGTTTAACACATTTAATTAATTTGGCGTCTGAAGCCTTTGTAGTCCAATTAGCTCCTGCAGATAAATCAGAAGTTGCGGGGTTCATCGTTGAACCTGTATAAGATACACCTCTAAATCCGAAAGCATTATGCCAACGTGCAATAATTGAGTTAGTACCACCGCCTGTTAGTGCCTCGTACCAAGGTTCAACTGTGAGATTCTGCTGCATTCCCAAATAAAACGGCTGCCCGCTCATTAAGAAAGTTGGATATGTACCGGAAGAGCTTTCGCAGAATGTATCGTTAACTGCTACTTTTTTACCCATGAATGTCGGGACTTCACCCGTAGTTATAACTCCGTTAACAAACACAGGAGCGTTATAACTAAGAATAAAACCTAATTTAACAAGGTCTGCATAAACTTTAGAGTGTACCATGATGCCGTCAATATCTGTCAATGCTTCCCCGATTGTAGTCTGTAATGCGTCAATGATTACTTTTTCGTCAATCGTACCAGCTCCTATTGCCGAAACGTCGTAAGTGTGTGTAGTTGCTAACGCTGTAGCAAACACACCAGTTGCCACGGCGGCTAAATGCGTTTGCTGGTCTTTAATCATAGCGGCACTAATTTGAGTGCCGATTTTCTGCAACAGGTTAGTTCCCTGTATAACAGGGTTCAAACCATCCAATTTTAAAGCAAACTCCCTATGCGTAACAACTGCATTTTCCTGATGGTCTGTCAGAGCAGAAGCGGTTAATGTTGAACTTGTTGTTATTGTGGAAGGGCTTGCTACGTTATAAATATTTTCCAGTATTGGCATTCTTACGAGTTGGTCTCCGGGTGCGGGTGCGGTGTCCATTTGTACAAATCCTTGATTAATTATATTATTTAATCTTGGAAGTAGCTCCAAAACAAAGCTTTGCCAAACTTGAGGAACAATAGAAATAGCCATTATTTATTTCCTATTTGTCTGTTAAAAAATTCCGTTTGTAGTTTATTGTATACTGTAGGATTCGATGTAAAGAGTTTGCCTAAATCTTCTTCAGTGTAATCCTCGAATATTTTCTTTTCGTCAATACCATCTCCTACGGGCTTCGTGCCGGGTGACGTGACATTTTCTTTCTTTGAGAATTTATCTACTAAGATTTGGATTTGTTGCAAAGACATTGATTTAATATCAAAAGCTTTAAGAACATCCCCAGGAAGTCCTTTCGCTAAATCTTCTTTTAATGAAGATATTTCAGTTTGCGTTTTTTCAAATTTCTCAGAAAATTGTTTTGCACGTGCTTTTTCTTCTTCATAAAGTTTCTGATAGTTACCTTGCTCAGCAAGTTTCTTATCTGTTTCTTGTTTAATCCTTGCTTCCATGTCAGTCAACTTTTGTTGCGTTTTCTTTTTTTCGTCAAGCAATACACGGTATTGCTCGTATGTCACAGACGTCGGCGGGGCTGTTGGTTCGGTCGGAACATCCGGCGTAACCTGTTGCGTATTTTCCATTATTTTACCTTTTTAAATGATTTAATTTCATGTGCTAATTTTGTCATCTTTTCGCTCATTTCAATTACTGTTAGCTCCAATTGGTTGACTTTGTCTCGTAGAGGGCGTTCCCTGTTCCGGGCTTGTATTAGTAATTGAGTTTGATTGAATGCCTGTGCCTTGTTGTTCTGTAGGGGTCGTTCCAACGTTGGACGTCCCACCGGATTCTGGGCTTCCATTGATTTTACCTTTCATATCTAAATTATATTGAATATATTTAATAGCATCGTTATCTGTCTTAATGTTTGTGTTTCCGGTTAATCTCTGTATATACTGCATGGGTGAGATTAATCCTTTCTCATAGAGTGATTGCACGTAATCTAATTCATCCTTTGGTTCTAAGAATACAGATGGTTCGATATAATCAGTATTTACTCCGAATTTAGTTGGGAAAGATGTATTAGTCTCGACATTAGAAATTAAAGCAATATGATTAATTAGAATTTCTTCAAATCCCTGCATTATGTCGATATCGTCATTCCTTTGCTCGTTTAACTCCAACCTGTCTATCTTCATCGCAACACCACTTTGAAGATTCGCTGTATCATTTAACATTGAGTTAGGAAGTCCGAAACTTTGCATGGTGTCTTTAATCGAAAGTTCATTGTAGTTTTGGACATCGTTATAAATTGGTGAACCTGCAATAAATTGGATTTCCGGTTGGTCGTCAGGGTTTATATCGTTTTTGACGAACGCTCTCCCAGGATTTAAGAGAATATCATTTGCTTTGCCTATGTTTTTGAAAAACCACAGTCCCAAAGCTGCGAAGTGTACGTTTTCCTGTGCTATGTATTTATTTGAATTATAGTCTAATTGTGATTTTGCAAGCTCCCACAAAGAACCACCAATAACATCGGGATTTTCAGACATCATTAATCTGACATAAGGGACAGTACCGTAACCATGTATAAGTCCAGTTGATGGATATATCTGACCATTATAGCTAAATGATTGATAAGCACCTTCCCCGTCAGCAACTTTCAAAGTCAGGTTATCCCAAACATAGAATTTATTTTGAAATATGCCAAATCGGTCTCTGATTGAAAATGGTATCCAAATACGTGTGATTTCGTTTGTATAAATATCTTTCTCAATTCGATAAAGGTCGGGAGTTAAGATTTCAATATTCCATTTACCTTTAATAAGATATGGTCTGACTAATACTTCGTTCACGCATTTCGCGAGTTTATAAGCATGTTTTAAATGCCTGTTAATTTTCATATCTTTTAAAAGTGAGTTTAATTCTTTGGTCTGTCCATCCGACAGATTTTCATAATTTCTTGTCGGTGCCTGATTATAAAGAGTGCAGATATTATTTATAGCTCTTTGAAAATTCCGATTGTGACTTGGTAAAATCGGACGTTTTATGTTTAATGGGTCTGATTGTGAATCATGTTTACAAAAGGTACTAAGATATACCCATAATAATTTACGTCTTGCATCTTCTGAATCTTCGGAATCTTGCATAAAACAACTAATTGCACGCGCGTAACTCATATCCTCGATTTCAGTCCGAAAAGGTGTTGTCATCCAAATTGCTGTTAATTCAGCATTAAAAGCGGCTCCATAAATTGATGGTGTATCCCAAATTTGCTGAGATAGATTATAGATATTCAAGTTTACTCTCTCCTCTTATCGGATAAAAATTCATAGCAAGGTAACTTAATGCATCGGTCTTATGTCCGATACTATCATTCATTGTTTCTAAATCCCCGTCTTTTTTCCATACCTGCATATTGAGTTCTTTATGCAGAATGGGACAGTTTTTAGGATTTACATACATTTTAATTTCGTTTATTGCATTTCTAAACATACCATTTATAGCATTTACCCTGTCCTTAACGGCGGGTGTCGCTCTGTATTTATATGTTGGCCCGAACTCTTTTAAACCGTCTTTGATTATTAACCAGTCTGTAGCGGAGGATGAACTTCTTCTTTGATTACCAGAATAATCGCCGGTTACATACAAGCCATGAGAATTAGTATAACCTCGATTATTTAAATAGTCTCTAATCCGTGCAACTGTTTCAAAGGTATTAGAATTAGGGATGTTAAATTCACTCACTGTATGCCAAACATCCCTACTGGCTTCCTGACAAATTAATGCACTCATAGGATTTACATTGAAATCGAAAGTAATAATTGTTGGTAACCCGTTAGTAAATTCAGATGTTGAATGATTTTGAGTTGTGTAAGCATAATAAACCAAACCGCCGGAACGTTCAAAGCTTCCTTCGTATTCTTGTCTGTAGATTCTGGCGTCTAATTGTCTTTTGGCGCTCTCAATTTCTTTTTCGTCTAATACATCAGAAGAAAACCAAGAGTAAAAGCACCATTCAGTGTCGTTGGGATTTTCAGCAAAAGCACCGATGAAAGGACGTGTTTCCGGTATCTGTCCACCACAAGCATACTGAGCGAGTTCTAAATACCATTGATGCCTGTAGTCAGGAACTCCGTCCAAAATACAAAAGCCGTTAGTGTCAGAAAGTGTTGGTCTTACGTTTGCGAACCATCCCTCTTGTTTAATGTCGGGTGTTTCTGTTATCATTCCACCATTCCAAGATGGAGTTTCACCTTCCATACGTTCCGGTCTGTCTAAGCCAACTACTCTAATTATAGTATCATTCTTTAAGTAGCATTGTAATCCAACTTCATTTTTATCCCCCAAAATATGAAGTTTAGTTGACATTTTTTTAAGTTTATCCCAAAAAATATGTTTGGCTTGGTCTCTGGTCGGAGCGGCTAAAAAATACTTTTTGTTTGCGTTTTCTATTGCAGTGAAAAAGACTTTATCCATTCCAATGATTGTTTTACGTGAACGACGACCAGCAGCAACGACAAAAAACCGGTGCTGAGTATCATTGAGATACTGCCGTTGTATCGGTGTTATCGGTTGTATGACTAAGCCTAATTCTTTAACATTCATTTTGGAGTTTCTTTATTTCTGTTAAAACATCTTGTAATGATTCTAATTCATCGTTATTTTGTAAATACAAATTCAAAAGTGTATTGAGTTCTTTTTGCACGTTTAAGCAAACTTTGTAATCAGCTATTCTTTCCGCTTTTTTATATAAATTATTTAAACGTCTGATTGCTTTTCCGATTTCACCGTCACGGTTTATCTTGCTTTCTTTTATGATATAATTTTCTGCTTTTTCAATGTAATTCTGGACTTGTCTGTCGCTAATTCCCCAATCAGTTTGTTCTCTTGCAAAATCTTTGATCTCGTTATTTGACAATCCACCAATGATAAGAGTTAATATCTTATCAATTCGTTTGTTGTATTCTATATCGTCTGATTTTTTAGCCATTGGAAATATTATGAAATAAAAGTTGTCATTTATTCACTCGTTTAAAATAATGAGTAATCCACGTCTTATGAAAATCAAATAATGCTTTGTCGTTATTCATTACATAATTTTCGATTCTTTTAGCCGTTGTGAAATTTGCAGAACTATCAATAACAATATATTGATTAAGTTTTTCATTAGAAATTAAAACTAATTTAGCGTGATTGTTTATTGACAAATAATCTTGGTTACGTTTCTTCAACTCAATTACACAATAAGCGTAAGATGCGCTACGGCGTGTCTTAAATTCGTCTCCAGTTAAAATTTGGATTTTGCCAATTTTATTATTATCATAATATCCAAGTAATTCTTCAATATGATTATGGTTTATGCTCCAAGTCGTTGCAATAATTTCATCTATATAATTGAATTTTTCGATAAATATCGGTATAAAATCAAAACAATCGGATGCACCATTTGAAATGATGTGATAAGATTTTTTTTCTTCTGGTATAAAATTTATTAACTGTCTTAAATTATTTCTTCTTAAATCTTTAATAAATACCTTTTCAGGATTGTCTTTAATGAAAATTAAATGATTCGGCTTCTCTTCTTTAACCGCATTATCAAATAAATAACTATAATCTTCCATCAATTTCATCCTGCAATGTTTTTACTTCCGGATATTTCGATTTTGCTTTGCTCAAAAATCTGATAGCATTTATTACTTTCTTGCATATATCCCAAAATGTAACTTGTTCGGGTACTGGTTCGGTCTCAATATTCGATATGATAGGTATTTCATCCATGATTTATCCTTTGCTGACTTTCAATTGTAACTAATCTTCTATCAATTTCTTTAATGGAACCTGCGTGAGAATCCAAGCGTTTTTCGTGATTATTAAATTTCTCGCTAATCTCTTCAAACTTTGTCTTATCCACTCCCTGTTTCTCTTTCGCTCCTTCAATAAATGTTTCTATTGAATTTAATTTAGTATCTACTCTGTCGTAAGATTTTTTAATAAACCATCCGATAATTGAAATGAGTAAACCAAATGCTGTAAATATAATTGTGTTTACCATAATATTTTATATAAAATGACACAAAACCCTATTGCTACGAAAAGATAAAGTCCGACTATAGTTTTAACCAGATGCGGAATATCCCAAAACATCCAAAATATAGCTCTTGGAAAATCACAGATTCCACTGAAAAAGTCTTTTAAAGCATTATACATTATTCAATCCATCCGCTTTTTTTATACTTGACTCTGCCAGACCGTTTTCTTTTTTCAGACTGGCATAAGCTAATCCACAAGCTTTTTTGATTAAGTTTGCTGAGGAGGATGGCGTATATGTCACAACAAGTTTCGGGTCACGGAAAGTACCGGTGTAGTCAGCATAATAAATCTGTACGTAGCTTGTCTTATTGCTACCAATCCAGGGTGGCGTCCCATTATCTAAATCGATTGCATAACGTGTGCCAAATTTAGTAATCCCAGTCAAACTAATAGCATTATTCCCGTTTGAATTAAGAGTAAAATCATTATATTGTGATGTCGCTAAATCAATATCAGTCGCAAATCGGGTTGAACCAATGTTCCCGAAATCTCCACCACTAACCTGAACATTACTCGCCGGGTTTGAGCTTACTACGGCTATACTCTTTTCAGCATTTGTCAGTCCTAATAAATTTCCTGTAGCAGCACCATAAATAGAAAAAATACCAGATACATTTGTTGCGGATGAGGTCAGAGAAGACGTATTAAAAAGTATTTGTGAACGGAACAAGTCTTTAAAATTTCCACTGGTTGCCGAATTAGTTATTTTCGCGCAATAAAAACTTGTACTGTTGTTACTATTCACAGTTCCAGCTTCTGCACGAATAGCAGCCCAAGATTCATTCATATATGATACCTGCAAATAGGCATCGTGGGTATATGTCCCAGTTCCAGCTTCAGGATACGCTGTCAAAGTATCAAATCCAAAATTGAGTTTTAATTTGGGAAACGGTTGAAATAACCAATCTATAAAATGCAAAGCATACCAAACGTATTTGAAGGCATAATACAGCCTTTTAGCGAACTTATCATGTGTTCTGAAATCGGTTGAATACTCATTTGGCTCACCAGTTTCCCAAGTAAATGCGTTTGGTTCAATCCTAAATATCTTAACGGACAGCGGTAAATCGTGTCGCCTAATTCTCATAATCCAACGGAACCAGAATTTAATCACTGGTGCATTGAGAAGAAAGAGCAGTATTCTCTGATGTTTCTTAA